GCCGCCGCAAAACGTGATAAGATAAGGGCAATCGTGCTCGGTTCCCTGCCCGGATGAGGTCATCAGGAGCATAGCCGGGCCATCACTAGAGGATCCTACCATGGCCACAACAATTAACACATACCTGAAGAGCGTGAAATTAATCACCGCCTCGACCCTTTCCGCTTTGGAAACCGCCGTTAATACCTACATTACCGGGCTTTCCGGTGAATACGCAACCCGCGTCGATGTTGACATCACCACCGTTCGCGACGTTCCGGAGCCTAAGACCCTGTACGTTGCAACGGTTGAGGTCGTCGGCACTACTACCACCGACTAATGACTATCAGGCCCCGCCGCCCCTGCGCGCATCCCGGATGCCAGCAATGGGCCGTTATTGGTTCCTATTGCGCGGTGCACGCCGCGGAATGGCAGGAAAAACTCAAAGCCCGTCGCGCGGAATTTGCTCGCCGGGCCGATGAGGAAAGAGCCCCCGCGGATGACAGGGGATATACATTCGCCTGGCGCAAGGCCCGGAAGGCATGGATAATCCGGCATCCGATATGCGAGATATGCGGAAAACCGGCAACGGACGTTGACCACATCACCCCGCACCGCGGCGACAGAAAGCTATTCTGGGACACGAACAATTGGCAGAGCTTATGCCACGAATGCCACAGCCGGAAATCATACGGCGAGCGGCGCCGAAAGGGAAAGAAACAGCCGGAGGCAGACCCGGAAATGGGGGTCATGATAATCCCTTAAAAAATATCATTAGACATGATATGATTTAAAACATTAAATAACATCATGCACCTTGATGAAATTTAACCACCACACGAGCACCCCCTAGGGGGGAGTTTTCAAAAAAGGGCATGCACAAAGCAACCACGCACCAACCCCACCGCGTTTATGCGTGCAAAATGGGCCAAAAGGGGATACTTTTTAAACGGGGGCAAAAAATGGCAGGGAGACCCCGGAAACCGACGGCGGTCAAAAAATTACAAGGCACCTTGCAGAAGTGCCGGACAAACCCCGCGGAACCTATACCGCAGAACGATTTAAAAGCGATGACCCCGCCGGAGTATTTGACTGACAGCGCCAAGGAGATCTGGATTTTTGCGTTATCCCAGGCGCCGGAAGGGATGTTAAGTACCCTCGATTTCGGCGTTTTCTCCGAGTGGGTGGTGGTATACGACCAGTTCCTGACCATCTCCGCAGGAATCAAGCGGGACGGAACTTTGCAGGAAACGGCAGACGGGGAGCTGATACCGTCCCCCCTGATTTCCAAATTGCAATCCACAATCAATATCCTCCGGGGGCTTCAGAGCGACCTCGGATTCACCCCGGCCAGCCGGTCAAAAGTAGTATCTTTCGGAAAACCGGCGGCGGGGGCGGCAAAAAATGTTTTTTCTGACCTATGAGCATGACACAGGATTACTGCCGCAAAGCGGCGCGATACATAGAGAAGGTTTTAACCGGAAAACAGCCGGCCTGCCGGTTCGTCCGGTTAGCCTGCGAGAGGCAGCAAGCGGATCTGGCCCGGGCAAAGGGCGGCAGATGGAAATTTATCTTTGACAAATCCGCCGCTAACCGGGTATGCGCTTTCATTGAATGCCTCCAGCACGTCAAGGGGCCGAAAGCCGGCCAGAATATCCACCTGGAGGACTGGCAGTGCTTCATTTTAACGGTAATTTTTGGATGGAAAAACCGGAAAACCGGCGTCCGGAGGTTCCGAAAAGCGTATATTGAGGTTCCCAGAGGCAATGGAAAGAGCACGATGTTGTCAGGGATCGGGCTTTTTATGGAAACGGCTGACGGGGAAAAGGGCGCGGATGTATATTCTTTTGCGACTACAAAAGAGCAAGCCCGGATCGTTTTTAATGATGCCCTCGCCATGACCCGGGGAAACCGGGATTTCCGGGACGCATTCGGGGTTACCGCCCTTAATCACAGCATTGTCGTCATTGGGACAAATAGCACTTTCCGGCCAAAATCGGCCGATGCGGATACATTGGACGGCCTTAACACTCATTGCGGCATCATCGACGAGCTGCACGCGCATAAAACCCGGTATGTCTATGACGTAGTGGAATCATCAATCACAAAGCGGGACCAGCCGCTCATTGTATGCATAACCACCGCCGGATTTATCCTCGATGGCATATGTATGGAACAGCGGCGCACGATAGCGCATATCCTCGATGGCAGCGTTCAGGATGACGCATATTTCGGGATCATATACACGATAGACCCGGGCGATGACTGGCAATCAGAGGCCGCCCTCCGTAAAGCCAACCCGAATTGGGGAATCAGCGTCCAGCCGGACGCGGCCATATCCGCGTTAAATTCCGCGAAAATAAACACCTCGGCGCAGAAAAATTTTTTAACAAAGTATCTGGATGTATGGGTTAACAGCGATTCTGCCTGGCTCGACATGGAACGTTACCGCCGGTGCATCGACCGGGAAATCCGGCGGGATGATTTCGCCGGGCGGTATGCTATTTTCGGGATCGACCTTGCCAGCAAGTTGGACGTTTCCGCGATCCTCCGGGTATTCTGGAGGCCGGACCCGGAATCAGGGGAGATGCACTATTATGTATTCGCGGACTACTATCTGCCGGAGGCCGCGATAAATGGCAGCGATAACCCGCAATATGACGGCTGGCGGCGGGCTGGCTTTATCCATGCAACCGGGGGGGAGGTAACCGATCTCGCGGCGATAGAGGCGGAACTCCTGCGAGAGATTCCGGAGTATCAGACAATATCGGTGGCATATGACCCGATGCAGGCAACCCAGCTCTCACAGAATCTGCTGCAGGCCGGGGCGCCGATGACCGAGGTGCCACAGACTTTAAAAAATTTTTCGGAACCAATGAAACTATTACAAGCGCTTATATACGCCGGGCGGGTTCATATCGAGGATAACCCGGTTACTCATTGGATGTTCAGTAACGTTGTCTGCCATGAGGACGCGAAAGAGAATATATACCCCCGGAAAGAGAAAAAAGACAACAAGATCGACGGGGCGGTGGCAATGATAATGGCCGTGAATCAGGTCATACAATTAGACGTAGAAAATGCGTATAATGATGACGCGGCGCAGGTTGACTGGGGACAATTTCGCATTGCGTAGAGGGGGCAGATTATGTGGTCATGGCTAACGGGATTATTCGGCTCATACCGGGGGACGCAGCGGCGCGAGCCTTATACCCCCATCGCGGAGCATCAAAAACCGGCAACGATCCAGAACGCCTTGCAGATTCCCGCGGTCTGGGAATGTGTAAATAAAATCACCAGGTCAATGAGCTGCCTCCCGATAGACGTTTTGCAGCTCGTCGATGATGACGGGAACACCCGTCGGGACGAATCCGGGCAGCTATACCGGCTCCTCAATCTTTCCCCGAATGCATACCAGAGCCCGGCGGATTTTTTGAAAAGAATCACGGTTGATTATTTGACCGAGGGTAACGCGTTTATTCGCATGGATAAGGCCCGGGGCGCGGATTATATTGCGGCCTTAACGCCGCTGCCGCCGGGGCAGGTCAGGGTCGAGAATCAGGCCAGCGGCGTTAAATACATATATCTTTCCGAATCCGGGGAGCAAATCACCTACACCCCCGCCGACATTATGCACTGGAAGGGGATCGGCAACAACCTTGTGGGTATGAGCCTTCTCCATTTCGCCGGAACTACCTTAACTGAGGCCATCGCCGCGCAGAATGCCAGTATTGAGATGTTCCGGAATAAGGGCAAAATTAACGGCATTCTAAGCTCAGAAAGCCCGATTTTGAACCAGAAACAGCAGAAAGATTTCATAGATTCGTTCACCGCCATGAAAAACGCCGACGTCGGCGTGCCGCTCCTGCCGCAAGGGTTCAAATTCCAGCAACTGAGCCTGAGCCCGGTTGATACACAGCTCCTCCAGACGCGGGAATTCATCGTCAAGGAGTTCGCTCGCTGGTTCGGCATTCCCTACGGCCTCCTGACCGGGGAGGCGTCCGAACTGGTAGACCTTTCCAATTATTACTATGAGACCGTAATCACGCCGATGTGCACGGAATTAGAACAAATCTTTACCCGGGGGCTTGTAAAATCGGATAAAATCAGGCTTAAGTTCCGGACTTCTGTTCTGAAACGGATGTCGGATCAGACCCGGATCCAGATGCAGACAAGTTACGCGCAGAACGGCCTCCGGACGCGAAATGAGCTCCGGCGGGATGACGGCTTAGAGCGCATGGACGGGGCCGATCAGCTTACCGCGCAGAATAACCTTTTCCCGGTAGACCAGCTGGGGCAGAATGACCCGACACAGACATCACAGACACCCCTGACCGAGCAGCCGGTCAAGCAATAACCCGGAGGATGTATGATAATTTTTCAGAAAGCCGATTTTCAGGTGGTGGCAGATACCGGAGAGATCGCCGGATATGCCAGCAAATACAACGGGGTCGATAGTTACGGGGACACTATCCTCCCCGGGGCTTATGACGATGTCCTTAACGCCGGGATTCTGCCGAAAATGTTTTTCAATCATCGAACCAGCGAGGTTCCTTTCGGCGACTGGTTCGAGATGGAGGGGCGCCCGGACGGATTGTACGTTAAAGGCCGCCTTGACCTGAGCATCCCGGCGGCAAAAGAGGTATATCACGCCATCAAAGCCGGCCGGGTAGACGGCCTGTCGGTATCCATCGAGGTCGCGGACGGCGGGTATGAACAAAAAGACCCGGACGACTGGTGGAGCGGATACAATATCAGCAAGGTTAGCGCGCTCCGGGAAGTCAGCATTTGCAGTTTTCCGGCGGATAATTCCGCCCGTATTGCCAGCGTAAAGGCGGAAGATTTTGTCGGAATCCGGACTATAAGAGATTTTGAGAAAACCCTGCGAGATGCCGGGTTTTCAAAAAAGGCCGCCGGGGCTTTCATTGCCGCGTCCCGGGCGGTTTTCCATCGCGAAAATGCCGAAAAGGCCCAGCGGGATGCCCGGGAGATGAGGCTCGCGGAATTGTCGGCAAAGATCCATAACATCACGGAGATTTTGAAAAATGGATAAGGACATCAACGCCCCGGCCCCCGCTATTGACGAGGCCGCCCTCAATGCCAGCATTAGAGAATTGACCGGCATGGTCGCAGAAAAGACCGCCGCAACCAATGAGAGGATCAACGCAATGGAAAAAGAGCTTTCCGCCTTGCAGCAGAATGCCGCCGGCATTCCCGCCGCTGTTTCCGCCCCCGCTTTCCGCACTTACGGGGAGGCATTCGTGGCAGATAAGGCATTCCAGGATTTTAAGGCCAGCATTTCCGGCAACCGTCACGCAGGATTCCGCAAGGAGCTGACCGCCACCCCGGAAACCACCCAGGCCAGCAATTCCGCAAGCCGCACCAGCCTCGCCGCGCCTACCGAGCTCGGCCTCGTTACCGATCCCCGGCAGATTCTTAACATTGAATCGCTTTTCGGCCGGTTAACCGTCGGCGGCAGCGCCTATCAGTATGTTAAGTATGGCTATGTTGCCCCTACCGAGGGCGTCCCCGGCCCGGGAATTGTTGCAGAGGGCGCGGCAAAGCCGGAGGCCAACTACGCGGGCACTATTCAGACGGGCACAGTTAAGACCATCGCCGCCTGGACAAAAATGACGGAACAAATGATCGCGGATGATGCCAACATTGTGAGCTTTATTAACGCGGATATGCAGTATCAGCTTAACAAGGTAATCGACTATCAGATCGTCCGGGGAACCGGTTCTGGCCAGCTCAAGGGTTTGAATCAGAGCGGTAATTATACCGATTACATCACCGGCTCCGGGTTCACTACCGGCGATACCGTTATTGATCTTGTTTTGAAGGTTTCCGCGCAGATGCGGGCGGCCAATATCAATAACCTCACCCTGCTGCTTAACCCGGTAGACTGGGTCAAGGTTTTGACCGCCAAGAACGTCAATAAGGATTACCTGATTCCGGGCATTGTTGACATTCCTACTCAGCGTATCTGGGGCATTCCGGTAATTCTTTCCGGCAGCGTTGAGAGCGGAAAGTTCCATATGGGCGACTTTTTCGCCGGCGGCAAGATCATCGAAAGATCCGGCATCGCCGTGGAAATGGACAGGGAACAGGATGACTTCACCAAGAATCTCATGACCCTGCGCGTTGAGCGCCGCATGGATTTTGCCGTTGTCCAGCCTAAAGCGCTGGCGTATGGCACTTTTGCGGATTATTCCTAATCACAAACACGCTTAGCAACTAGAGGGAGGGGGCGGATTTCGCCCCCTTTTTTGTTTCCGGAGGGACAAAATGCAATTGGTAACAACGGCGGAGGTTAAGCAGCACCTCCGCATCGATGATAATTCCGAGGATACGCTGATATCGCAGTACATTCTGGCAGCGCAGGATGACGCGGAAACGATAACGCACCGCCCGCTCTATTCAGATACGGACCCGGACGCAATAACGGATGACCCGGCCAAATTGCCAGCGGCGGTCAAGCAGTTCATTCTGCTGACAGCGGGGGACTATTACCGCAACCGGGAAAACCGGGGAGAGAAACAGTTTTCCGTTTATTTTTCGCACTTGTTAGACGCGTGGGTGAAATATGGCGGCTTTTAACCTTGCGGCGGGAAAACTTGATACCCGCATCACCCTGCTCCGGCCATCCCGGGCGGTAGTTTCAGGCCAGAACCGGACAACATACACGGATTATAAGACCGTCTGGGCTAATGCCCGGCAGATAACGTTCCGGGAATCTATGGCGGCGCAGGTACAGCTCCAGAATGAGACCTACACCCTTGTGATGCGTTATATTGCCGGCATCACGCCGGACTGGGCGGTCAGAATGCGGGGGATAAGATACAGAATTCTCACGATTAACGCAGATAAGGCCGGAGGGATGATAACGCTCGGAATTGAATTAGACAACAGCATAACGCAGGAGCCAGCAACATGAAAACAATAGACGAGATTAACGCGGATATCAGGGAATACCTTTCTGCCGCGGGGGATGACGTGGTAATTACCCACGATTTCACGACGTGGGACGCTGCGGAAAATGCGATTCTGATAACAGACACACGGCTCGAGTATGAGCGGATGCAGGACCTTGATCTGACGGTGCATCGCACGGTTACGGTTACCGCGCAAATCATCGGAAAGGACTTATCCACAGTTAACGCGATGATCGACAACATCACAACCGCGCCGGAATACACCGGCCCGGCGGTCAAGTATCCGCTAATTGAAACGGTGTCAATCGGCAGCGATACCGGGGATATCCACAGCGCACGAATTACGCTCTGGGGCGAAATATGGGACTATGACGAATGACCGATGACGTGGTAATTGGGGGCGATATCGCGGCCATGGAACGGCTTTTTGATGAGTTTCTGGACCACATGAGCCAGTTTGATAAGCGATTAAGCCTTCAGACACAGAAAATCATCCTCCGGAATGCGGTGGCCCCCGCCGTCCGGAGCCTCCGGGGAGCTACCCGGGCGGCCTGGCCAAAACGTACCGGGCGGGCATGGCGGTCCGTAAAAACAACAACAAAAAACAGCCGCTCGCGCCCCGGCGTCGCTTATGCAACTTACGGCTGGAGCAATAAGGGCATCAAACCGGAGGTCTATATCACACGAAAAGGCCGCTGGAGACAACGTCCGAAACCCGCTACATATATCGGAATCTGGGGAGACCTTGGGACGGTAAAACAGACCGGGAAGGGAATTTTTCGATCCGAGTGGCAGAATCAGGAAAATGCAATTCGTGAAACCGTTTCCCGTGCTATAATTCGCATTATGAGGGAAAGCAAGCTCAGTACATAGGGAGGCCACATCATGGCATTAACACCAACCGCAAAAAAGAACGCCATAACCGGGAAGAATACCCTTGTAGGTTACCGGCTGGCCGACCAGACACCGGAGGCCGCCTTTGTGACCATCCCGGGTGTATCCGTATTCACCGGCATCGGCGGGTCTACAGAGGACGTTGACCAGACCTGCATAGCGGAAGACGCTAAGCGCTACCTTGCCGGCGCATGGGACGGAAACGAAATTACTGTTACTGTTCACCATTACACCGGCGACGCTACTCAGCAGGCGCTCATCGCGTCAGCCAACAATGGGGATATTATCGACCTGCAGATAGAATACCAGGACGGCACCACTTGCGATATTGAGGTGGCCTTGAAATCGGCCAGCCCGCAGGACGCCAGCCTGTCCGAAACCCTGAAATGGGATATTGTCGGGAAGATCAACGGAAAGCCCACCTGGACTTTTGCGTAAAACAGAATACCAGCTAAGTCATTAGTCAGCCTTCGGGGCAGGGGAAACCCCGCCCCGTTTTTTATGAGAGAATTAATGCATGATATTACAGAATTTAACCGGAATAACTCCGGAATTTAAGCGCGACACCGTACCGGTGCCCGAAATCCAGCCAGATGGCGAAATTCTTATCAGGGAAATGAGCGGAGGGGAGATCGCGGAATTCCGCGCCCGCCTCGATAAAAAAGAGGATACGGAGGCCTTATCCGCGTATATGCTATATACCGCTGTTATCACCGAATCGGGAGAGAGACAGTTTCCGGACGTAGAAACCGCCGGAAAATTCCTCCAGGCAATTCCGGCCCGGTGCGCCGACCGTATCACCTCCGCCATTTTCAAGTTAAACACCGGAGAGGCAGAAAAAAACTCATAAAGCTCCCGCCGGTGCGGCTCGCCGTACGCATCGCACGGGAGATCCACCTGCCGGTCACGGCGGTGCTCCAGCTCCCCGCCCGGGAAATGAATATCTGGGCGGCAGTATTTGCCGAAGAGGCCCGCGAGGGCGGGGAGCATGAAGAAACGGCGGAAGAATCACAGGATGACATGACCGGGGCGGAAGCCTTCCGGCTCATGGGCGGGGATATTAGTTTCCGGGGGCACAAATGAGCATAGTTAACTCGATACTCAACAAGGTCGACCTCAACACGACCAAGTATTCAGAAAAGCTCCGGAAGATGGGCCGGGATACCAAGGCGCAAAGCAAGGGGATCGGCAAGGATTTTGCCGCCATGGGGGCGGCATGGAAAAACGCCATCGCCGCCATTGCCACCGGAGCCATGGCCGGGGCCGTATCCAAGGAATTGATCGCAACGGAAAAGAGCGTCGCGGCTTTTATCGAAAGCACCGGCAGCCTTGCGGATGCCCGGGCACAGTTTGAGATGCTCCAGCAAGCCGCCCGCGACACAATACAGCCTTTTGACGCGTTAAAAGCGGCAGCACTAGACCTCCGCCGGAACGGCATCACCCCGACAGCGGAACAGCTCAAGACTTTTTCTCAGATAGCATACGGCAGCGGCCAGAGCCTTGAGACCGTCGCCGGGGCTTTTACCGGGGCAATTCAGGGTAACGTCCGCGGGCTTAAGCAGCTCGGAATCACGGCACAGGATACCGGGGATAAGCTGCGCCTGACCTATAAAGGAACTACCACCGAAATCGAGAAAAACACCGGAGCGCTGGCCGCGTATTTTTCGGAAATAGGCCGGCAGAACGAGGGTGTTCTGGACTATTTGCAGAACGGCCTTACCGGCGCGGTTAACCATATGGAAAACGCCTGGGGGGACTTTATCCGGGCAATTGGGGAATCCGGTTTCGGAGATTTGATCCGTGAGATGGTCAGTGAGGCGGCCACCGCGCTGGACGATATTACGTCATGGATCAATGAGAATCAGGAACCGATAAAAGCCTTCTTTAGTTCAGTAATAGAGGGCTGGCGGGCGATATCCGACGCAACCAAAAAGGCCGCGAAAGCTATTACCGATACCGTTTCGCAATTATGGGAAGATTCCGGGCTGGCGAGTGCAACCGGGATCAAATCCATTGCGGATGCACTCTCGCAGTTCTTTAATTTTGCCCGGGCCGGGTTCCTCATGGTCGCGAAAGCAGCGGAAACAACGTGGGAAAGAATAAAGGGCACGGCCTCGGCTCATTGGGAAGGGTGGAAGACGACTGTCACGGAGTTATCTTTCAGCGCAGGACAGAAGGCCTTCTCGGACGCAATGGACGGCGCCCGGAAAAATGTAGAGGAACTCGGCAAGACATACGACACCGCGATCAATCTGGTTTTTTCCGATATTGACAAAAATCTGCAAGATATCGCAACCGGGAGGATTGCCCGCACCATCGCGGCAGGGGTTCAGAGTGCCAATAAACCGGAGCTCCCGTCCTTTGAATTCCCCGGGGTAAAAACCGGAGGCGGAAAGGGCCGCGGGGGCGGAACCCGGGCACCGAAACCGGAAAAGGACGGCTGGCCGGAATACTACAAGAGCCTCCAGAATATCGCCCGGCAGGGCTACTCGGACATCGAGAAGCTCAGGGCCGAACACGGCGACCGCATAGCGGAACTTAACCGGCAATTCGCCGAAAGTCAGTCCGCGACAGAGGCGGAATACCTCGCCGCCAAAAAGGTGCTGGATGATGACTACCTGCGCGAATACAAAGAGAAACAGCAAGAGGCCCGGGATTATCTCCGGGAGCTGAAAAACGACGAAATGCTCGACCTCGATAATGAGTACCGGACGAAACTCGAAAAGCTCCGGGAATTTCACGAACAGGGGCTCATCGCCGAACAGGAATACCAGGACGGCCTCGCAGATATCCGGAAGGACTACGACAGCAAGCGCGAGAAAAAGGGGCTCAGCAAAGACCAGCAGAAGGAAATTGACGGCATTCACGATATGGCCGGCGGTATCAATACCCTCTCGGAAGCCTTCGGCAATCTGACGCAGGGCATGAGCGAGAGCTCTACCGCATATAAGGCGTTATTCGTGCTGCAGAAATCCTTCGCCGTGGCCAGTGCCACCATGAACGCCTTCGCTGCATGGATGAAGGCGTTAAATACAACGCCATTTATACCGGCGGGCCTTGCCGCATATGCCAACGCCGTGGCATTAACCACCGGGATCCTCGGGCAGCTAAAATCTGTCACGATGCATGATAAAGGCGGCAGCATACCCGCCGGCGGGCTGGGCATCGTCGGGGAATACGGCCCGGAAGTCATAGCGGGCCCGGCGAATGTAACCAGCCGCCGGAAAACGGCGGAACTCGCCCGGGGAGCAATTGCCGGCGGGGATGTAACTGTCAATCTCTATGAGGATGCATCACGGGCCGGGCAGAGCGACACGGAAGAACAGGACGGGGACAGAATCATAAATATTTTTGTCAGCAATATCCGGAGGGGCGGCCAGATGGCCAAAACCCTCGAAAACACTTACCAAATCCGGAGGTATGGCGCGTGAAATTTTACCCTAGCAATCTGCCTAAGCCCTTGCAAAGCGGCTATACGGCGAAACATAAGAGCAACATCCTCCGGACGCAGATGGCGGACGGGTACGCCCGGCAGCGGCTGGTCAATCAGGGAGCCCCGGACGAATTGCAGATCCAGATCCTCCTGCCGGAGGCGCTATACCGGGAGTTCCTGCAATGGTACAAAGGGGACATCCAGAGCGGCGCGGAATGGTACGTCATGCCGCTCCTGGCTACCGACGGGGACAGCTCTATCCAATACCGTTACGTCAGAATCCAGAACGGCGAATTTACCGTCGCGGTTGTTTCCACCAACGCCGACCTCGGGACGATATACCGCCTGACCATGACCTTGGACGCCAGCAACACGGTTATAGACGATGGATCGTGGGAAGATCATTACCTGCCGCAGGGCTCGACAGATGATGAGTTCGGCTTTGCAGAAACGACCGAAGGCGCAAGGATCGCAGATATTGACAGCGTTATCGAGGAAGATGTGGACACCGGAGCGGGAATCGGAACGGCTACAACGACAGAATCAGCTTCTACTTATGATGAGGTTTAGGGGGAGTTATGGCAATCAAGAAAAAAGTTACATACAGCGTGAGCTATACAGCGGGGACGGATACCCTGACCACTAAACTCAATAGCCTTTTGCAGGATATCGTGACGCTGATTTTAAGCCAGAATACCGGGCTCACGGTATTAGACACGATAACTTACGGCAGCGCCCGCATGACCGGAGCCCCGTTATTTAACGGCGGCGCCGGGGGAATATATTCAGACTTTTTTGCGAATAAATACTATCAGTCAGACCTGTATTTTATAGGAACGAGTGAGGATAATATTTGTCTGAGCATCGGCTTCTACCAGGGGATGCTGGTCATCGCTATGAACATGACCCCGAAGGTCGAAAAAAGCATAACCGATGTTTGGTCGAGTAGATACGGATGCGAAAGCCCGGCTTGGTATGCGGTAGGCAGAGCAAGCCGGAGTATTGAAGCGAATGCTTATAACGGCTACAACATAGCAATTCCTTATCAGATATACAACGACCATATCTCCATAGATATCATTTACTGGCATACAGAATATAGTTCAGGCTATACATACGCCGGAGGGGATAACGATTTTGAGCGGGTCAGCTTAGTTATTTTTCCCACGGATGAAGGGCAGAATCAGACCGGGCTCGGGGCGGCTATTCAAACCTTCAGCGCGCGGTCAGCAGGCTATCACGTCGGCAATTTACGGGGCTCCCTTCTCGCATGGAGTTTTAGCGAAAATTTGCTAGACAATCCGCCGGATGTGATCAAGCACGACACAAACGTCGACACGCTGAACTCCCCCGCAAATACGGGAACCCTGATAGCGGTAAACGGGCAGTATGACGCCCGCCAATGGTATGCCGGGCTGAACAACTACGGAGCCATGTGGGGCCAAGGCATGAGGATCTGGCATACCCTCGGCGGGACAGACGGCAGCATGTACAACGCAGGCAGCTATATTGCTACCGGCTGCCGGGTTGTATATACCTTGCAAACAATCGTCGAGCCCGACAACACTACCAGGACCCCTTCCGGACAGGTAGTTACAAGCTACGTAACACCGCTCGCCTCCGCATACAATCTCCCCCACCTTAACGCCGGACAGGCATACATCCGGAAAATGCGGATCCCCGGCTGGAATCCGGAGTGCAAAGGCGAGATATACCTTCTCTGGGCGCCGGTAGTCTCGGCTTACCAGTCCGGCGACATTGTGGAGGTAGGGGACAAATCCTATGCAATCATCACCGAGGGCGCCGTTTGCTGGGCGGCGAGGGTGAACTGATGGCTATCCTCAGTCTTAACGAGATATACGCTTCCGGCGGCCAGATGCCGGTTATTTGTCTCGAGATAACCAACGCCGCTATCGGTACGCTCCGGTTCGTTCTGGCGTACGAAGACATGGAGATAGACGGACAGACCTACCGGGCGTCCGCGTTCACTATCCAGCTGCCGGAACGGTCAGATAACGGGTTTTCAGACCTGAGCTTCTCTATCTGCGGCGTTAATGGCGAATGCTACCGCTACATCAGGGAAGTGCTCCAGAGTAACGTCCCGACCTATCTGACCCTGACGCAATACCACCCGGTCAGCATGGCGGCGGTATATCAGCTGACCCTGACCGTCATCGGCGGCCAGATAACCCGGGAAAGGGCGGATTTTACCGCGTCATTCTGCGATATGCTTAACACGGAATTTCCGAAACTCAGATATACCGCATATAACGCCCCGGGGCTGAAGTACGTCGCATAGTATGAGAACGGTTAATGATTATTTACTAGTCCGGCATACCCCCGGCGGGCGGGAATTTCCCAACCTCGACTGCTGGGGGCTTGTCCGGGACTATTACCGGGAGATTTTAGGCATAGACCTTCCGGAATATGCGGATTTCTCCGGTAACACCATGAGCGCGGGATTCCGGCGGGAGATGGAGCGGGGACGCTTCCGGGAGATACCCACCCCGGAGAATAACGCCGTCATGGCACTATTCTGCCGGGGGCGGCTCTATCATGTCGGCGTCTGGATAAACGGCCGGGTGCTGCATACCACGGAGAGCCGGGGAGCGAGATATGAGCGCCTTCCGGCGGCGAACATCTCAAATCGGCGTTATTATAGATACGAGCCTGCGGGAAAAACTTTATAATGTTCCACGGGGAACATTAAAACGGGGAGGTTAAAAATGCTAGAGATGCAGGTAGTGAGCCGGGAAGACCTCTCTCGAGTTATCGAGCGGGTCACGCTAGACCTCCCGCCTGACGCCACCATCGCGGATATCATGCTGCGGGAATGCCCGGCATACACACAGGAAGCCGCGGAGAAGGCGTACCTCACCCTGGTTAAGGATGGGGTTAAGATCCCCGCCGCACTCTGGAGCAAATGCCGCGTCGGGAACGCCCGCCACATTACCGTTATCATCGAAGCCGGTGGCCTCACCGCGATGACCATAATGGCCATCGTATCGGTCGTTATGGCAGTCGCCAGCGCGATATACTCCATTATCAGCATGAACAAGCTGGGGAAAGCCGGACAGGCGGAAACCAAGCAGGGATCCTCGATCTATGATGTGAACGCTCAGGGGAACCAGGTCAACCTGACTAACGTCATCCCGGAGACATTCGGGCATTTTAAGAGGTTCCCGGACTACCTCGCTGATAAGCATATTTTCTACCGGAACCACATCATGTTTGTGGACATGATACTCTGTCAGGGCCGGGGGCAATACGAAAGGGCCGGGGACGGCTCTGACGTATTCGTCGGCGAAACACCGATCTCAGAGCTTCCCGGATGCCAGGTCAGCGTTCTGGAGCCCGGGGAGGTAATGACAGACCAGAACACCCCGGAGGACAAAAGCTGGTACTGCTATTATCAGTGCACCGAAGTCACCGGCTCCGGGCATACCCTCGAACCGGCGGTTACGGAAATCGACCAGAGCTCTCAGATGGGGAGCCAGATAACCTATACCGGCGCGACACTCTCCGGAGGATACTACACCAGCCAGATTATCAACGGCGGCACGCAGGGGCCGGGAAGCGCGACAATATATAAGGAGTTTTCCCTTCCGTGGGATGAAGGCTCATATCTCACAATAGAAGGGAGCGTAGACATCCGCGACCTCGGCACATCTGACGCGATGACGCCCGACGCAGTAACCGGAACAACCGACATCACGGCCGACCTTCCGGCGTATTTCCTCGGTACCGGCTCAGCTCAGCACCGGGCGTGGCTCCGCCCCCGAGAGACTGACCCGGAAGATCCGACCGTCATTATTTCCGCCGGAGACCTCGTCAACGTAACGACGGAGAATGTTACCCGCCTCACCTACACCATTCGCGGCGGTACCGGCGGGGTGGAAATCCGCACCGCTGAAAACGTGGACAGCATTACCGCCCAGGCGGAGCTTCTCGCGATAGCGTATGACACACTCGCCGGAACGGCCACGATGACGTTCGATAGCCTGGAAATGCCTTCCGGAAGTTACCCGCCAGCGCCATCCGCCCCGGCTGGCGCATATAACACGTCGATAACATACGAGCGGCGGATAACCCTCGCTCAGCCTATGCCCGCGGACTATCCTCCCGGGAGCGATAACGGGCTCTATGAGTACGTCAGCCATGATGGCAACATCTACACGCTGCAGAAGGTTACCTCAAGTTATGCCCCGGTAACCGGCTGGAGCGAGTTCTGGGCGCAGGGCTACACTCAGGCCGGGTTGACATTCCGGCTGGACGAAAGTAGTTCCACCGCCGGGCAGTTCGTCGGGCCATATCGGGCTTGCCCGGTGGGGGCGACGGCGACCATCTTCGAATACGACATCCGGTTCCCGCAAGGGCTCGGGTATCTGCAGGACAACGGCGCATTCCGCGACCTGACCGTTACGCTGGAAATCGGCTACCGGAGAGCCGGGAGCAACGAGGCATGGACGACCGTCCAGCGGGAATTCACCGACCACACCAACGACGAGTTGGCCTACACCTACCAGATAGAAGTGGCCACACCGGATAATTATGAGTTCCGCATTAAAAACCTCACAGAGTCCAGCAACAGCACCCGGGCGCTGGAGGAGGTACGGTGGGTTGGCCTCAAATCGGTCATATCCACAAAAAACAAATACGACGACGTAACCGTTATGATATGCCGTTTCCGCGGGAGTGAAACACTTTCCGAGCTCTCAGAGAATCAGATAGCAACGTACTGGACGCGGAAGCTCCCGCCAGTGGGCGGAGGGGCCGCGGTAGCTACTCGAGACCTCGCGCCGGCGGTGCAGTATATCGTGAATCAGAGCAAATACACCGGCATTCTGGACGCCACCAGCCTCGCCGACTTCGACAGCTACTGGACAGCCCGGAGTATCGAGCTTAACGGCACTATTGACAGCGACGGCACCCTCCTGCAGGTATTGCAGGACGTGCTGACCGTGGGATTCTCCTCCCCCATCATCCGGGACAACAAGCTGGCATTTTCCCGGCTTCACCCGCAAGGGGACAACGAGCCGCTGGCGCAGATTTTCACCGCGCAGAACCTCACGGCCAGCCCGGAGATCACATTTAACCTGCCGAAAGAGGATGACACCGATGAGGTGGTGGTCGAATATACCAGCCCGGAGACCTACAAAACAGAAACAATTTTCTGCCATGTGGACGCAAACGGGGATAAGAGCATTACACTCTACCCGGAAAGCGCCCATCAGGAAAAGCTCCGGGCCTTCGGCGTAACCAGCCGGGAACAGGCGGAGGCAATGGGGATGAGGCGCCTCCGGTATCTCCGGAACACCCGGGTAACCTACAAGATAAAGACCGAGCTGGATGGCCTGAACTGTCAGTATAACGACCTGGTGGGGCTGGTGCTCGATGAGAATCTGAGCAACATTACCGGCCGGGTGCTCGCGTATGACAGCGAGGCGTTCACGATAACGACCGACCAGCAAGTACCTCTCACCTATTCCGCCGGTATCGTGTATATCCGGAAGCTGGACGGGACTCCGATAACCCGGACATTCACCCGGGTAGACAGCCACCATCTCCAGCTCAGCGACGCCATGTTCACGTGGAATGACCGCTACGGCGCTGACCTCGAGTACCCGTTTTTTGCCATCGGGGAGCTGGTGCGCTGCTGGGTAACCGGGGTAACCCCGGCGGATAAAACCTGCGAGCTGACGCTTATTAATTACGCGGACGATATTTTCACGGATGACCTTATCCCGTCCGAAGGATACGGCATCAACCCTTACGGCATAAGCCCGTACGGCAAATAAGGAGCACACATTATGGGACAGACACTTAGCCATGGGGTATATCTCCCCAACGAAGGCGAGCGGAATTGCTATACCGGACTGGCGTCAAATTGGCAGATACTCAATACCGCCGTCGGGGCCATCGCGGAAAAGGCTCCGCTGGTGCACACCCACACGGTATCGCAGATAACTGATTTTCCTGCTTATGGAACTACAGCAGGTACTATTTGCGAAGGCAACGACTCTAGGCTTTCTGACGCAAGGACACCGGTTGCTCATACACATAGCAAGGCAGATATTACGGATTTGTTTAATTCTGCTAATGTATGGACTGGAAATAACATTTTTCCCCTCAGTCTGTATCAGAAAGGATTTAGTCCTAGAGCGTCAGTACCAGCTTCAAATGAGTTTGGTCATTTAAGTACTACAGACACTAACAATAATGCGATTCTATCAATTAATTATGCTAACCGTACTACCGGTGCAAGGGATCTTTCACTCAGAGTGTGGGACAGCACGGGGAATGCCAACGGCGCAGGCGTATATAAAGACGCAATCGGCAATTATAGTTTTTGCTCTATAAACCCCAATAGCCCAATCGATCTCGGCACCTCAACAAACAAATGGAAGTCCCTCAACGGTATAAATCCGGGGGCGTTGAGTTTGCCTGATACTTTAGGCACAAGCGGAACTGAAAATGTTAATTACTTTAATGTAATTGGTTATCTGAACAATACAGGAACGATAGCTTCAATTCCCTCAACCGCCACTTATGATGGTTGGCTGTATATCAATGCAAAAGACGGTGCTGGTTCTTACATTATAGTAGATGATTATCCTTCTGGTTTTGGTACATCGGTCTTTGGAAATAATGGCTTAGGTTCTATCTCTGTTGGTCTGCTCTGCTTGATATGTCCAATCAGAGCAGGACACTCATACAATGTAAGAATTAAATCTGATGGGATAGTTAGCGCAAGAATTTATCCCGCACAAGGTAACGTCTAAAGATTTTTAAATAAGGAATTTATAAAATGACAGAAAATAATGAATTAGAAAACATTCCAGAAGATATTGAAATTCCTGAACCTGAAATTATTCCTAACCCTTGGGATAACGCTCCGGAAGATGTATATTTTTATGAGAAGATCTACGAAGATGGTCATTTAGGTTCATTTACTCAATCAGCAGAATTAGCCTATAAGTCAGGATGGGATATTGAGAATAATTACATCGCAATAGAAGATACTCAGCAGTCTGATATTAACGGGTGGACTTATCGTAAAGAACTTTGTCCCATGAAAACGGAGGAAGATCTTTTAAAAGATCAATATCGCTTAGAGATTACTCAATTAAAGAAGCAACTCTCTGATACTGACTATAAAGCTATCAAGTATGCAGAAGGTCAGATCTCAGAAGAAGAGTATGCTAGTGTAAGAGCAGAGAGACAAGGATATAGAGATAGGATAAATGAGCTGGAGGCTTTGCTATGACCATCGCGAAGGCCTTCGCCGTTGTTGACCCTAACTACACAGACGCGGCCATTATAGCCGCGGGGTCTTTTCTGAAATTCAACCCGCGAATAACACTAGCAATATACCTGGAAACCGGCGGAAATTACCGCGCCCTCCGGAAAGCGCTGGACGGGTACAGTAACCGGGTAGAATTCCGGGAGGCTACATTTCCGGAACTACCGGTGTTCGACGATGTGCGCAACCAATACACGGATCTGTTTTTCTCCTGGGAGCAAATGCCAGCCTTCGCCATGAGGATAAAAGCGCTGGCCGAAATGCGGAAGGAAGCCGATGTGGTGGTCAACATCGACATGGACACTCTGACGCTTAACCACATAACGCCGGCAATAGAGGCGGCAGCGGAAAACAACCTGATAGCCGCCGTGTCGGAACGGGAAAACAGGGACAACTGGCTAAAGGGGCTACATCTAACAGATTTTGCCGAAATGCCGGAATATTTCAACACCGGCTTCGCCTGCTACCCGTCCGGGCTATTGACGGATGACCTCCTCCGGGAATACGCGGCATTCCTCCGGGCGTATCATGACCGGCTCTACTGCCCAGAACAGGACTTCCTGAACTGGAAATACAGCGGGATGATTTTCCCGCTTCCCCCGGCGTATAACCTCATGTACCCCGACAAAGCCTACCTGACCACCGCCCCGCGAATTATCCATTATATCGGCCGCGTGAAACCTTGGTCAGCAAGGCCCGGGCGGGTGGCGAATAGATGTAGTCACTATTTCCCGCGATACGCTGTCGAGGCTGAGCGATGGGCGGACTATCTCACTCCCGGATTCCTGACCCGCACCGCAGAAGCCGCCATGCGGGGGTAATACAATGCTAGTGTCAACACTGCCCTCGGGGCAGGCGTCGGCGGTCTTCTGGGCTCATGGCTCGGTAACGGCGGGAGACAATACGCCGCCGCCGCTCATTAAGATGGAGGATCTCATAAATGACAGAAACCCAGCGGGAGCGGATGGACGAAATGCTCCGGATAATCCGGGAAAGCGCGGAACAAATAACAGATAACACAGCTGTCAGCAATCAGGAAATCTTTCTCATGCTATTGCAAAAGGGCTACCAGTTTTTGCAACAGCAAAGCGATCAAACCATTGTGGACATAGGGGCGATAGGACTTGCGTACGCAGTCCGGAGAGCCGCCGCCGGATAACATGAGGGAACGCACCTGGACAAAAAAGGTGCGTTTTTTATGCCCTATTTTCAAAAATGAGACATACTTCACTTTTTTATGATACAAAAAACATCATAATATACTCAACAAGCACGGGGAACGGCCCCGGGCAAAAACAAAGGATAGCATCATGACATACGACGACATCACCGAAGCCACCCGCCAGACCCTGGCAGATTTCGCGGAATCCCGCCGGGTTTTGGAACTTGAGGAGATCAACGGCACCCTCGGATTTACCCATGACTGCACCAGCATCATCTGGCGCCGGGACATTACCCCGGAGCTTATCGCCCTTATCGAGGAAACCGAGGAGGCTAACGGCCGGGAAGCATGGGGAGCAATCGACCTTGCGGAAGTATCAGACAATAAAGACTGGTATGCCCTTTAATTTAACCATTACCGCCGGGGGAGACCCCGGCATCACATAAGGAAAACACATCATGAGCGAAAACAAGCACACCAACACCCCGGAATTGCCGGAATTCCTGAACGCGGAACCGGATGACATGGGCGCCGGACTTATTAACATGGACACCGGGGAGCGAATCAGCTGGGGCGACATCGAACAGCCGGACGAAATCATCGCCGCCATTGCCCGGAGGGCCGAAGAATCCGAAAAGGGGGGCGCAGAATGAACGGCGACGACATCAGAATGATTCGCGGGGTCATGGGGGAGACCCTCGCAGAATTCTCTGCCCGGATCGGCGTAAGCCGGACCCACCTGCAGGGGGTTGAATCCGGAGTGCGGGCAGTTTCCCCCGCCCTCCATGTCAAGATCCTCCGGGTTATCGATGACCCGGCGTATCAGGCGAACCTCCGGAGAATTCACGACATCCCGGAGGAGACCCGGAGAGTTCTCCACGGATGGGGGATCTGGGAATGATAGGGGAAATCATGACCGGGATCGCAGGCCTGGCATTTATGGCCGTTTGGATTTTGATCCTCGCGGCAATCTGAGGAGGGCGAGGATGCAGGCAATCTTAACCGGGGCGATAATAGCGGGAGGGGTTATCGCCGCCCTTGCGACTTGGAACATCGCCCTCCGGAGCGATAACCAGCGGCTTGCGGGGGATAACCAGCGGCTTAACGCAGAACTTGCGGAAATCGCGGAACGGGCGGAAAAAACGGCAGCGGAAATGTTAAAGCTCACCGAAAAGGCCGCCGCGATACGCAAAACCGCCCGGAAGGGGGAGGATCAAATAAATGCGGAAATCAGAAAAGGCGGCGATCCTTGCCTTGGCCGCCGGGCTGATGATTCTATGCTTAACCTCCTGCGCGGCCCGGTATCCACGGAATGACATTCCCATAATATTAACCGCCCCGTGCGATTCCCCGGAACTTTCCGGGGAGACATACGGGGACATCATACGGCTGGCATACCGGCAACGCATCGCTCTAGCAGAATGCAACACCCGGATGACGGCAATCAGAAATCTGACAGAGGGGATCCAGCATGAATGATTCCATGGCCATCATAGCCGCTACCCTGGCCCTTGTGGCCCTTTGTGCCGGGACGGCGGCGCGCCATAAGCAAAACCCGCCGGAACCGGGAAACATCGCCGCTGACGCGGTAACGGGCCCTGCGGCTTTATCCGGGGAAACCCCGGAAACGCGAAACATGGACTGCCGGCAGATTTCCGCCGGAGAGTTTATCTGCAAACTTGGAGGGACAGACAATGCCCGTAATGACGATTAAGCCAGGCGACCATGACCCGGTCAAAAAGCCCGGACATTATACATATGGTCGGTATGAGTGCATCGACATCATAGAGGATATCCTAGCAGATGCCCGCGGCCCGGAGGCCTTTTTAATCGGGAACGCTATCAAGTATTTGTGGCGGTTTCAGCACAAGAACGGCACCGAGGATCTGGAAAAAGCCCGGTGGTACCTTGACCGGGCAATCACCCGTCGCCGGCGGGCAATGGACGGCCTCCGGGCGGACGAAAACCCGCAGGAAAAACCTGACGCATAACATCCCGGAATAACCGGGTTCCCGGCGGTGACCCGATAGCCGGGACAAAAGGCGGGCATCATGCCGGACACCGGGAGCCCCCGCCTTGCCTCATGACAATGAGGCTAAAAAAATGCGTTATATCGCATCATGTTCAGGCGGAAAGGATTCCGTCGCAATGGTACTTGAGCTGATCCGCCGGAAATACCCGCTAGACGCGGTAATTACGGTGGATCTTGGAGCAGAATTTAAAAGCATATACACAGCCCTCGGGCAGATGGCGGCTATATGCGCCATCGAGGGCATACCATTCCGGACATTAAGACCGGACCATGATTTTTTCTGGTATTTTGCCGAAAAGCCCGTAAGGGAAAAGGGCGGGGGGACACATTACGGATACAGCTGGTGCGGCGGCAGATGCCGGTGGGGCACCGCGTTAAAACGCGACCTGATCGCCCGCTATTACCGGGAAACCTTTCCCGGGGAGCCCATAGCAGAGTATGTCGGCATCGCCGCCGATGAGCGGGAACGGGTTTCCATGGAGCGGGGCCAGAACATCAAGATCTATCCCCTGATTTTATGGGGAATGACCGAGAACGACTGCCTCGTAGCCGCCCGGCGGGCGGGTTTCCGATGGCGGGAAGGGGAAACGGAACTATACGATGTCCTCGCGCGGGTTTCATGCTTTTGCTGCGCAAATAAAAATCTGGCCGAATGCCGGGCGATGATAGAACACCTCCCGGAATATTGGCAGAAAATCAGGGACATGGAGCGGCTAACCGGGAAACCTTTTAAAGGCCTTGGAACCGCCGAAATCGAGAAAAAAGGGGGATAGCATAACCATGGCATGGGGCGTATTTTTTGCAGTGCTGGCCTTTGCGGCCGGATATTGGCTCGGGTTGCAGGTAGGCATTACCGGCATCACCCGGGAGGATGAGGATGACCTTAAGGAGATAATATGAAACAAGGCGAACTTAACAGCGCGGAATGCTATGAAAGCAGCGAAACCGCTGACCGGAACAATCAAGTAATCGCGGATAACCTGGACCGGGTTATTCAGGAATTAACACGCGCAACTAACCAGCTGCTGGCCGCGCGCATCATGATTCAGCGAGAGCAATTCCCGATCTCTATCTGGCACGATATCGACCACCTGCGGGAAATGGCCGCGGGGATACGCATCACCTGCGGGCAGGTCCGTGAGGAGGCTGTCAGGGAATGCACACATACCGGCCAGATTTGCCCCGAAGAATATGTGAGACCATGATGCACGATCCGCTTTATGACGATACGGCGCCGTGGGAACGGTGGGCATTATGTATCATAGTGGCCGTCGCGGTGGTGGCAATCGGCGCATACCTTTATGCCGCCGGAACCCCCCCGGAAAAAACCCCGGAACCTCCCCCCGCCCCCGCGACCATTCCGGAAACGGTAACGGAAATCCCAGTGGGGCGGTTAGTATGTCAACGCTGGGAGCGCGGGGGATGCCATGAATGGAGAATATACCGGGAAATCAACTACTGAGATGATACGGCGGGGGATACCCCGCCTTTTTTTGTGCCCCGTAAAACAAAAAACCCCCGTCGGAGAACCTGACGGGGAACGCAACAACCGAAAAAAGCCCCCGGGGGATAGCACCCGAGGGCCGCTCTGGATAACCTGACGATTTGAACTTCTTCTTGGCGCCCGCGAGTTCCGGGACAGCATGAAAACCCGGCCCCGCAGGCGGAACCTATTATATCACCTTTTCAGCGATTCCAGCAAGAGATCCTGCACCTCACGTTTCGTTTCCCGCCGGCGCATCACGAGCTCGTCCACAGTATCCCGGGCAACTATATGATAAAGAAACACCGGGCGGGGATGCCCCGCCTGCGCCTGCCGGGTCGGTCCGATGCGTTCCACGATTTGCTGGTATTGTTCCAAGTCCCACCAATGGGAGAAGAAAACAAGAATATTCCCCCCGTCTTGCAGGTTCAGGCCATGGCCGGCGGATGCCGGGTGAGCGAAAAGCAGCGGGATTTTGCCGGCGTTCCATGCCTTGATAGTTTCCGGATTCCGGTCAAGTTCCCGCCCCGTCGGAAATGCCTTTTTCAGACGGTCAAGATCAGCTTTCCAATGATAAGCCACAAGGACGGGGGCCCCGGCGGCCTCCTCCACGATAGACGCAAGGGCGGCGATCTTTTCATCATGGAGCACGTCCCATGATTCCCCGTCATCATGGTAGACCGCCCCGGATGCCACTTGCAGGCATTTAACCGTTTTAGCGGCGGCGTTGACCGCGTCCACCTCCTCCCCGGATTCGAGTTCCGCCAGCATATCCCGCTGAAGATCGTCATACACCCGGCGGGCGGCGGGCGGCAGGGTAACCGGAACGGTTACGGAAATGGGTTTTTCCAACGGGAAATAATCCCCGGCATCCAGCGATAAGCATATATCCGACAGCTTTTTCCGGATAACATCCTGCGCCCATTCGCAGGGATCATAAGTAACCGCCCACGGGGAGGATCCGACACGGCGGGGCTTGAAATATACAGATGTATAGACCCCGAAGGAACGGCCCAGCCGCTCCCCCCTGTCCAGAAACCACAGCTGGCCCCAGAGGTCAAGGAGGCCATTAGGCGCCGGCGTTCCGGTCAGCTCGATAAACCGAGAAACCCGGCCGGCGACCTTGCTCAGAGCCTTGGCCCGGGAGGAGCCGCCGCCCCCGAGGCGGAAGGATTTTAGCCGGGTGCTCTCATCGGCAACGATGATATTAAACCGCCAGGAATCACCCAACGTTTTAACAAGCCAGGGGATGTTTTCATAGTTCGTGCAGTAGATATCCGCCGGGCGCATCAAAGCGGCGGAACGTTGCGCGGCGGTTCCCACGATGGCAGATACCCGGAGGTCAAAGCCCCATTTCTTAACCTCGTCCGGCCACGTTGACGCGGCGACCCGGAGCGGGGCCAGAATCAGGGCGCACACCGGCTCCCCGGTGAGCTTAAGATACTCAAGGGCGGCCAGCGTGGATGATGTTTTTCCCATTCCCATTGATACGAAAAGAGCGCACCGGGGGTGGCTCAGGATATGGCCAATGATGAGCTTTTGATATACGCGGGGAACAAACTTAGCCATTCAGGGCCTCCTCGGCAGATTCCGGGCAATCGGCAACATAAACAAGGCAGCCGCCGATTTCCCGCATGGCGCGATGTTCCCGCAATTGGATCGCCCGGGGAGATTCCCCCGGGGCTTTACATTCGATCCAGAAATGCCGCCCCCGGAGCATCACGAAAAGATCCGGCGCCCCGGCATGGCCATCCCATGAACATTTACGGGTTTTCCCGCCCAGTTCCCGAACACGCCGGCGAATATACGCTACAAGTTTTCCCTCTGGGGTCATTTTTTAGCCCCCTGCACCGGAGCGGTTAAGATTTTCCGGAGCGGAACCCCGGCGGCGATGCGGTCGTAATATGTTGACAGGCCGATTCCCCATTCCCGGCACATCGCCGCGATGGACGGGAATTCCCGGCCGGTATGATCCCGGCAGATTTTACCGTGATTGTACGGCGCAAGGGTAAGAGCCTCCTCCAGCGATGCCCCTTTTTTCCGGTGCGCGCGAAACCGGGACGGGGTAACACCCCAGAAAGCGCACATATCTGCCAGCGTCCGGAATTCCCTCCCGGTATGATCGACCGACGGGCGGGACACGGAAGGAATGAACGCCGGCCGGCGCCCGCGCTGCCATTTTCGGCTACCGAATAATTGCGTCATTATCCACCTCCTCGCGGGCCATCGCGTCAAGCTCTACACATGAGAGCTCTGCATGATAGCGTATTTCCCCGCCCCGGGGGAGCGGCAGAACCACCTCCACCGGGCAAAGCCCGGTTTCCAGCGGCGCACGATGATTTTTAGCCCATGATACACCACCGATTACAAGCGCGAGCATGACCCCTGCGCCCGCCGCGATAGCGACCAGCATCAAAATGTCATTAAATTTCATGATTTTTTGTTCCTTTCTGTGTATTTTTTAACAGGAGTTTCCAGCGCGCGCCGTATTGACCAATCCCGGAGCAGGCGGGCATACACAGTATGCCGCGAGAGCCCCCAGGCATCCGCCATGGCCGCGATGGACGCATATTCCCTGCCGCGATGATCCCGGGCCGGCGTGCCGTTCAGCCGCCCGGCATATCCTGCCAGGTCAGCTCGGGCGCCCCGGAGCCGCAGAAAGATCGTGGCGATGCTAAGGCCGGTGGCCCGGGCACATTCTGAAATTGACGGATACACATATCCGGATTCAGGGTCCGCAATCCGGCGGAACTTTCCGTGGAATGGCGTGGTGAGCGCCCGTTCCGGCGGCCAGCCTTTCCGGAGGCGGTCCGCGACAGTATCCGCGGGGAGCTCCCACGCCTCCGCCATCGCCTTTATCGATGTGAAATCCCGGCCGGTATGATCCCGGCATTTTTTGCCGGGGCGGTTTTCTTTATATTTGCGCATGCTCCCCTCCTGTTATGTATTCCCTCCCCGTCGGAAGATCGAAAGGGAGCCCCCGGAGGACCCGATACCTGACCGCCGACGGGGAGATACCGGCGGCCATCGCGGCGGCGCGATAGCTCGGAAAGGTCCGGCCTGTCTTCGAGTCATATACCGGAACGTTTTTGCGGTGCGGGGAGGTGAGTATCTCCCGCATCGAAAGCCCGGAGTTTTTGCGGCAGTAAAAGCGCCCCTTGCTTATGCGGTAATACTCGCACAGCTTGGAAACAGACGAAAACTGCCGGCCGTTATGATCGCGGAGCCAGCGCGGATGACCTGTCTCCAGAGCTTCCCGGAGCGACATCCCTTTTCTCTTAACGCGATACGCTACCAGATCATAAGACACGCCCCAGTGCGCGCACATATCGCGAAGAGATGGGAAAGAGTTCCCGCGGTGGTCCTGACATGGGATAGCGCGCGATGATATCTTAATCTCCCGACTCATGAGCCGCCTCCTTCTTTCTGGCCATCGCGTCCAGCTCCGGGTTCTTATGGGCAGACCGGGGCCTTAAATTGCGTAGCTGCATATCTGCCTCCTTTAGTCTTTCCGGTAACGATAGCCGGAGAAGCCGGCGGCGGACAGCGGAAGCCCCTCAGCCCATTTAGGCGCGGTAGCCATCATCCCGGCAAGCTTCTCCTCCGTGAATTCCGGGGTGTCCGGGGTCTCGGTAATGAGCTCATCATGCACGGACAGCACAATGTGATAACCAGCGTCGTCAATAGCCTCCATGGTAGACGCCAGCACATCCCGGGCCACCGCCTGGGTGATATTTTCTGCGATTTTTCCGGCGTACGTCCGGAGCCATCCCCACCTTTTGGAAGCCGGGAGCGGGCCGTAATACCGGAAAAGAGCAGAATCACCGGACTCGCCGCAGAGTTCTGCGGCTGGATACATCATCACCCGGCTGGATGGCAGATAACACGCGAGGTAAGTCCCGACACGGCCGAAGCGAACATACCGGCCAGCCTTCGCGATAACCGCCCTTCCGGACAGCACCTCAGCCACGGCGGCGGCACAGCTATCCCAGAAGGCCGTGATAGCCGGGTGCGCCGCCCGCCATGACGTTTTGATGACGTCACACGCCGCCCAGGCGTCCGGCGTCAGGTCAGACGGGGAGCCGCCTTTCCGTTTTATCCAGCGGTATCGCTCCCGTGCGGCTTCCATATCCTCCGCTGGGGTAGACGCGGCGACATGAGCCGCCAGCTCATCGAGGTCTAGCCGGTACACCCGCGCGAAATTCACGAACGCCCCGACGCCACCCTGATATCCGAGGCCAAGCTCCATGACCTTCCCTATTTGCCGCTGCTTTTTGGAAACCTCATCCGGGGATATCCCGAAAGTTCTGGCGTATGTGGCCTTGTATAGGTCGGGCCCGGTTCCCGCGTCATAAGCCCGGAAGGCGTCCAGCTTCCATTCCTCCCCGGCCAGCCATGCCAGCACACGGCCCTCGATATTTGACAAGTCAGCCACCACCAGTTTCTTCCCGGAAGGGGAAATAATGGCACCCCGGAGGCATGAGGAAACTACCGCATTCACGTCATCATAGATAACGGGAGCGATGCCGGATTTCAGCGCAGAAATGGCCTCCTCCACCTCCGGCGGGGTAAGGCTTCCCCGGGGAAGGTTCTGCGGCTGGAAAAGTCTCCCGGCCCAGCGCCCCGTCCGGACAGCGCCGAAAAACTGAAGACAGCCCCGGAGGCGCCCGTCCGGCCCGGTGGCATTCTGCAGCACTTTGAATTTTTTCACGCTGGCCTTGGAACAGGACAGCCGGATTGATAAGAGCTCCCGCACCTCCGGAGGACAGGCGGGGTCGTTCAGTCGGTTCTCCAGCGTGCCGCGCTGAAGGTCGGGGACGGAATAACCGAATCGCTCCAGCAGATACCCGATAAGCGCGTCCAGCTGTCCGACGGTCTGTACCCGCCCGCCGGTGAGGCGACAGACAGCGGCGTCCCCGTTTTCCTGAGCCGCCTCGGAAGCGGCGACAGCGGCGGAAACGAGGGCGGTATCAATGGCCATACCACGGTCATTAATGCGCTGGTCGAGGTGCCACTCGCGCCAGATTGATGGGGCGATAACCTTATGCGGGAGCGCCCTATATACCGCCCGCATGGCTTCCACGTCCAGCCGGCAATATTCCCGGAATCTGTCCCACTCGGCCGGGTGAGAATTGCGGTCGGCAATTTGACCGTCCGGGCGGCGCTTGCAGAATAAATTTACCAGCTGGCGGCCGTCCTTGTCCTTGGCTTCATCCGCCGGAAGGCGGCATACCGCGCAAAGGTCAAGCAAAGCCCCGGGTAAGCCCAGCGACCGGGCGGCTATCATGGTATCCCGCCAGCGGGAAATATCCCGGGCGGCGGCTTCGCAGCCGGGATGACGGGACAGAATCGTCCGGTCAAAATTAGAATTATGCGCCCAGATTTCACATTCCGGGTTTTTGAGGGCGGCGGTGAAATCCGCCGGCATGGGCTCCATAGCGGTGCAGTCAACACACCGCGCGGGAGCGTCATCCACCGCATAGGCGCAGAGCAATATTCTGGCCTTCTCAGCGTACCGGTAGACGCCGAAATCCAGCGGAATGTCGGAAAATGTCTCGAGGTCGAGCCATAGTTTCATAGTGCTATCCTTAGTCAGAGAGAGGCCGGGAGTTACCCGGCCGATAATGTTAGAACGGAAGGTCATCCGCCTGTGCCATGGGAGGCTCACCGCCCGGATACCACATACCGCCATTAGGGGCGGCAGGGGCGGCGGGGGCTGGGGCAGGAGCGGGGGCCGGTTGCCAGGGCGCGGCCATAGGAGCTGGAGTGGCCGCCGGAGACGGAACGGGGGCAGGAGCGCCGTAGGCGGACGCATACGCGTCACCACCAGAGGCCTCCGCCTCAGCGGAACAGTCCGGATAATCGCTCTCGGCGGGCTTAGCGCTTCCGGCGAAGGCGTCCGCATAGCGACAGAACTGGACAGATACCAGGCTGGCGGCAATTCCGGATTTCAGGACCTGCCCGGAGGCGTTCTTAACAGAATACGGGTAGATATCCACGAATCCGTTGACGTAATAGCCAGCGACGAATTTCTCCCGGATAGCCTGTTCTCCAGTGATGAGCACGTGCGGGTTGGCGTCACGGAGTTCTGGCGGGTTCTTGCTCTTAGCCTGCAGATACATCATACCGTGATACCCGTCCGGAACGTTCTCCTTATCATCGCCACGGCGGAGCGGGTGCTTCTCCGGGTTCTGCAGAATAGACTGGGCCTTCGCGCCGAACTCAGCGGTGGCGACCTTCTGGATAGCCTGCCAGATAGCGTTCACGGCCGGATTGCTAGGCTCCATCAGGAACGTGGCCTGATATTTAGGGTCGGCGCCGGCGGCGTCAAAGCTGGAGGCGCGGGGCTTGTCCAGCGCCGGGTAGCTGAGGCGGGCGCCTCGGATAAATACACGTTCATTCATTTTAGCCATGGTTATTCTCCTTGTTTTCGGTGACTGCGGTTTCGTCCGGATAATCTTTTGCAGAGGTTGACCGATAAGCCGGACGCTTATCGTCAGCCGGGGCGAGAGCCGGTTTAGCGGCCTCGCGGGTAATCATCGGGAGAAGCTCAGCCCACTGTTCCGGAGTGAGTTTCCCGGATTTCTGGAGCTTTTCAGCCCCGGTGGGGGATACGAGTTTCTTCACGTATCGGTCGGCGGTGGACAGTTTCCAGCCGGTGAGAAGCTTCTCCGCGGCCTTCTCATCGGCCCATTTCCGGTTACCCTCGCGCCCGGCCACCAGTTTCCAGCCCGGGACATCGCGCCCGGCGGTGAGTTCGGATACCGCGGTTTCCCTCATGGTATCCGCCCATTTCTCTATCATGGGAAGGGCCTCCAGAATCTTGCCAATTTCCGACGCAACGAGGCGGGGAGTTCTGGATTTCTCCAGAATGTCCATACCCGCGACAGAGAGGCAGGCGGCGGCCAGCGCCCGGCATGAAGAGCGGGCCTTGCAATATTTGCAGGTTTTAAGCCCCGGATGGTATTCCCAGTTCTCCGGAAGCGCGTCCTTCATGGCCAAAACGTGCTCAGCCCGTTTCCGGATTTTCTCCGCACGCGAGAGAAGGTCGGCCAGCTCCAGCGTCCACTCCGACACATGGTCAAGGCGGGGCTGGACAATGGCCACAGTTACCCGCTCTATATCAGCGAATGAAAACGCCTGATAAGCGGCGGCCGCGTATATGAGAAGCTGGGGATTTTCCGGCGCGTCAACCTTATCCCCCTGGCCATATTTGAGGTCAATTACATATAACGCCCCCGGGGCCAGAATCACCGCATCCGATGTGCCTTTTGCCCCGTCCTCGCCGGTGATGGCCTTCAGGGAAAGCCGCTGTTCCACAAAAAGCTCCCCATGCACGGAATCCCGGAGGGCGGTAACGTAATCGGTATATTTCCGCACCTTTTCCGGAATTTCCGGGTCAAAATTCCCGGCCAGAATTTTCCGCTTAACAGCATCCAGCCCGGCCTTGTCATCCCGGAGGATGCACTCGGCCGCGGCATGGGCCAGCGTGCCTTCTTCAGCATAGACGGAAGTCTCGCCGTCGGGAAATTGCAGGCCGAAAGGCACTGAAGCGGGGCACATCAGCCACCGGTGAGCGGCGGAAGGGGCCAGCAAAGCGTGTCCTGAAGGAGCCATTACTGCACCCCCTTTGATGCCAGGAGAGCAACGAGAGCGGGATAATCCGCGGGCGGGAGGGCGGCCAGCTTGGCAACGCCATGGTCGCTCAGGAATTGCACCACCTCAGCGGTAAGCCCGGCGGCGCCGGCCTTAACGCAGAGCTTCCGGAGGTCATCCCCGGACATGGCAGCCGGAGCGGGTGCGGGAGCCGG